TTAAGTAAAGGAGACATTGAGTGTGTTTGTTATTATGAAAATCCACTATTGAGATTCAAAAGAAAAAAATCTTTTTTAAAATCACTCGTCAATAATATAAAGGTTAGATACAATTTAGGTAAAATAAGTAAAAAAATATTTTACACTCCTCATCACATGTCTCATATGATGTATTCATATGGTTCATCTAACTTTAAGGAGTCTTTAGTTGTGTCGATAGACGGGGTAGGAGAAACTTCTACCGTGTCCATTGGAATTGGTAAAGATGGGTTAGTTGAACAAATTAAGACAATAGAGTATCCACATTCTTTGGGATTATTCTATTCCGCAATGACTGCATACTTAGGATTCAAACCGAATGAAGGTGAGTACAAAGTTATGGGTTTAGCTTCGTATGGTAATCCGTCACAATATAGAGACGAGGTATCTAAGTTGATTAAATTTGAAAATGGTCAAATCATATGTAACATGGATTATTTTTCATGGGATGTATCTGATATTACAATGTTTAATCATAAATTAGAAGATGTTATAGGTTTAGGACCGAGAGACGTAAAAGATGCGATTGAGCCATCACACAAAAATTTAGCGGCTTCTATACAAGAAAAATATGAAGAAGTTTTTTTTAAATTATTAGAAAATTCTAAAGAATTATATAACTCAGATAACCTTTGTTTGGGCGGTGGATGTGCATATAATGGAACCGCCAACGGTAAAATAGTTAACAAGGGTATGTTTAAAAAATTGTGGATACCACCGGCACCATCTGACGCAGGAAACGCGATAGGTAGTTGTTTATACTATTTAAGAAAAATAAAAAATATTAAAATAAAACTATCAACAACCCCCTTTTTGGGACCTAGTTATACTACAAAAGAAATATCTAAAGTGTTAAATGAATACAAACTTTTGGTCCAATATGAACATTTAGAACATCAACAATTATTAACAAGAGTTGCGAATCATATTTCCCAAGGTAAGGTTATCGGATGGTTTCAAGATAGGATTGAATTCGGTGCAAGAGCATTAGGTAACAGATCAATACTTGCTGACCCAACTCATCCTGAAATGAAAAACCAAATAAATCGTGTTATCAAAAAAAGGGAAGGATTCAGACCATTTGCACCTATGGTTTCATTTGAGAACCAAAGTGAATATTTCGAGTCAAAGGAATATGTTCCTTATATGAATCAGGTAGTTATGGTTAAAGAGAAATACAGGGATAAACTACCCGCGGTGACACACGTTGATGGTACGGCTAGAATTCAATCAGTGATACCAATGAATCCTATTTATAGATTATTAAAGAAGTTTCAAGAGAAAACGGGATATCCCATATTACTAAACACATCTTTTAATATTAAAGATAAAACAATGGTATTAACACCTGAAGATGCAATAATAACTTTCTTAGATACTGAAATGGATGTTTTGGTATTAGGAAATTTTATAGTTTTTAAAAAATAAATTATGATAACTAAATTAATTAATTGGGTTAAAAATAAACTCAAGGAGAGAAAAAAGAAAAAAGAATTTCAAAAAAAATTAGAGGAGTTAAGAAAACGTGATCCTTTTATATATAAACACTAATCTTAATGAAACCCGCCTTTTTGACGTTCATATATGGTGATGAAACTTATGTGAAATTTGGTTCAAAACTGTTATCTAAGTTTAAACAAAACGGATATGAAACCTTTGTGTATACTGAGAAAAAAAACCAATTTATCGGGCACAATGTAATTTCTTATGAAGAAAATACATTTTCATATCACCATAAAATTTTTGCTGTAGAGAAACTACACGACTTAGGTTATAAAGAAATATTACTAATCGACGCTGATTTAATTATCAACGACGATGTTTTTTTTAATCTATTGATAGATATCAAATTTGAAGATGGTATTTCATATACCCGTAACGGACTATCAAAAAATTTAGAAGAATTTATAGGTGATATAAATTTGGGTGTATACAAAGAATCCATAAAAAAATATAATTTAGAAAATTTAAATTTAATACAATCTGTTTGGGAAGATATTATATATTTTAATTTAAATAATATAGATTGTAAAAAATTCTTCGATTATTATCATGAACTAACTGATATAAAACATGAGTTTGATAAAGGCATAAGAAAGAGTGACCGATTTGGTGATCAAGAAGGATACACAATAGTAATTGCTTCAAAACTATCAAACACACCAATACAGATAAACGAAGACCTCAGAAAAATATCCACCAATATTATTGCATCAAATTACACCTATGACAATGATATAATAAAACCAATTCTAAGCGAATTAGATATTATAATACCATATAGAAAAGATAGTGAGGAAAGAAAATTAAATCTATTAAAAGTAGTTGACTATTATAAAAAACATTTCAAGGATACGAATTTTATAATTTCCGAACAGGGTACTGAATCAACCATTGAAACAGACGGATTCGAGTATACTTTTAGAAAAAAGGATTTACCACATAATCAATCACAATGTATAAACGATGGTATTAAATTATCAAAAAAGAAATACGTTTGTGTAATTGATTGTGACATTATTTTGTTGGATTACTATAACATATACACATCCCTAAAACAAATGTTTATGGATGAAATTGATTATTGTTTACCGTATACTGAATGTTTTGATTTACCCGATTTTAAAACAAGGGAACCTTGGGGAAAGAAATGTGTCGGCGGTATTTTTATTATTAATAGAAAAAAATTTATTGATGTAGGTATGAATGATGAGGGATTTGTTGGTTGGGGAAGAGAGGATGACGAAAGACATCATAGATTAATTAATAATGGGTTTCGATTTAAAAGAATGACAGGTTATATAATACACTTGTTTCATCCCGACCAAAGAGATATTGTGAAGACAAGTGAAATAAATTTAGACCGTCTAAAAGAAATAACAAATGATAACAGTTATATTAACTAAACACAAAAGGGAGAATTTATTTGAGGAGCAATATGAATCTATTTTATCACAAACAATACCAGTCGATGAAATTCTTATTTGTGATAATACAAAACAAAACACCGGAGTGTGGGGTAGATTTTCTTTAGCACTACATTCTAAAAATCCGTTTGTTTGTGTTATAGACAACGACACAATACCAGGTATAAAATGGTTAGAAAATTGTCTAAATTCGTTTATAATGCAAGAAGGTTTATATGGAACTTGTGGATATGTGTTTAATTCAAATGAAAGATACCAAGACAATTATCAAAGATTCGGTTGGGTAAATCCAAATGAAAAAATTATGCAAGTTGATTATGTTGTTCACAATTGGTTCTTCAAAAAGGAATGGTTAAAATATTATTGGTCAGAGATACCCGATTCAAAATACTGGTTGTGTGGTGAGGATATGAATTTTTCCTATCAACTACAAAAAAGGGGTATCAATACATTCTTACCTCCACACCCTGAAAATGATAAGTCTATATGGGGAAGTATAAAAGGTTGGGAATACGGAATGGGTCCTGAATCTTTGTGGGAATCAAATATCGAAAACTTTAGATTTAATATGTTCGAGTTTTTTGATAACCAAATTAAGAAAGGCTGGAAATTACAATATGAATTACGAGGTTAAAGTTTTATCATTAAAAAGAAGACAAGACAGAAGAGAATATATCACCAATTTAATTGGGGAAAAATATCCTTTTAGTTTTTTTGATGCGTTAGACGGTAAAACAAATTATATACCCGAAGATTTATTTATAGAATCTGACTATCATCTTTGGAATGTCGACCCAAACTGCGTGAGAGCGGTTGCACTTTCAAACATAATGATTTGGGAAGAGTGTTTCAATCAGAATAAAAATATATGTGTTTTTGAAGACGATATTGAATTAATTAATGATTTAACTCTTAATTTGGAAGAGTTGTTTCAAAAAGACTTTGATATATGTTTTTTAAATAATATAACCGAATGGTTTCCAAACTGTTATTGTTATTTAATAAAGCCATATGGTGCAAAAAAATTGATTAACCATTTTAAAAAAAATGGATTTAAACGGAGCATTGATTGGGAGTTAGTTTCACTACCTTCAGATTTTAAAGTTATCCATACAGAACAAAATAATTTCGGGAAAACACCCAACCCCAAGATTTCTAAATCAGACATTGTCACAGAAGGAAATACATATAAGACCATTTGACTTTATCATTGTAATTTAGTATATTATTATCTATGATATACTGGTTTACAGGTCAACCCGCATCGGGGAAAACGACCATAGCAAAACATTTAAAATCTTATTTGAGTAATACCGAGAGAGTTATCCATATTGATGGAGATGATTTACGTAAAATCTTCAACAATAAAGATTATTCTGAAACAGGTAGAAGAAGGAATATAGAAAGAGCTCAAGACATTGCTCGTTTTATGAGTGAAAAGGGATATTCAGTTGTGGTATCACTTGTTTCACCATACAAAGACATGAGAGATAGTTTTAAAAAAGATAATAACGTAATTGAAATTTATGTACATACAAAAGACATAAGAGGAAGGGAAGAATATCACGTTGATAATTACGAACCCCCGACTGAAAATTATGTTGATTTAGATACCACTAACAAAAGAGATGACGAGTCATTCATCGATTTAATTAAATTTATTGATTTATGAAAAAATATGCATTGTACATCGGAAGGTGGCAAAATTGGCACAAAGGACATGAATGGTTAATAAACCAACAATTAGATAAGGGAAAAAACGTTTGGGTGGCAATCAGAGATGTTCCTAAAGACGAAAATAACCCTAAGAAAGCACACGATATTTTAATGGAATTATCAAACACTAAATTTTTTACAGATAACTCTGACAAAATATTCTTGAGTATTATACCCGATATCGAATCTGTAAATTATGGTAGAGGTGTTGGATATGAAGTAATTTATCACGAACCCCCACAAGAAATCGCCGATATAAGTGGGACTAAAATTAGAAAAGGAGAAATAGATGCCACTGGTAAAGAGACACATAGCTAAAAGTATTAGTTATAGATTTATTGGAACATTAACAACAATTATATTAACCGTATCAGCGGGTTTACCATTGAAGTGGGCAGGAATGGTTGGTTTAGGGGAACTTGTAATTAAACCATTGATATACTTTTTACATGAAAGAGTTTGGTATAATTGGATTAAGTATGGTTTAAAAAATAAAATGTAATGTTTACAAAATTTATAGAGGAATTTTTATCAAAAGAAGAATGTGATTATCTAATTAAATTAGGTGAATCAAAAAATCTCATTGATATGAAGTCTTCTAAATTTTTGAATGAAAAAATAATAAATCAAAATTTAGAGTATGTTGGTAATAAAAGAAAAGGTTGTTATTTTATTAACGAAACATTAGAGGATGAATTTATTATTAGTTTAACAAATAAAATAATTAATATTTCAAATAACACAACACCATTTAAATCTATAAAATATGAAAATGTTCTAAAATATTCTTTTAACAAATATTCTAATGGTGATTTTTTAAATTGGCATGAGGATAAACATGAAATAATGGGTGGGGCAACAATTACAATTATTCTTCAATTAAATGATAATTATGAAGGTGGATATGTTAAATATTTAATTGATGGAGTTGAAAATACTCTACCAAAAAAAAGAGGTAGTATTTTTTTATTTGATTCTAATATATCCCACTTTGTTGACGTAATAGAATTAGGAAATAGGTATTCTATAAATGCGTGGCCTACATCAATAAAATCTAAAACACTTATTTAAATGGACAGATTTTGGATTATTAATAATTTTCTAACGGTTGAAGAATCTTCCTACATTTTAGAAAAATATAAATTAGAATTAAAATTAAAAAAGGCGGAAGTAACTATTGATGGGGTTGATGTATCCTCTGAACTTGCAAGAAAGTCTTCGGTTGGGTTTATAGATAACATTGAAATTTTAGATGATAAAATTAAAACTAAATTAGAAGAACTAATAAAAGTTAAAGGTTTTAAAGTTACGGGATTAGGACCGTATCAATTTACAGAATATAAGGTTGGTGAATTTTATAACTGGCACACCGACTCATCAGATAATTATAAAAATAGATTCGTATCAATAGTTTTACAATTGAATGATGAATATGAAGGAGGTTGTTTAGAAATAAGCATAGATAGTGGGAAGAAAAATATAGTAAAATTACAAAAAGGTATTGGTAATTTATTTATATTTTACTCTAATTTATTACATAGAGTAACACCAGTGACCGAAGGGGTCAGATATTCTTTAGTTAATTGGATTCAATTAGAACCAAAAGAAAATTTTGTAAACACTTTAATATGAATAAAAGAGTAATCATAATTGGTGGTGGTACTGCTGGATGGGCAACGGCATTATCTGTACAAAAATATTGGTTAAATGTGGATGTCACTCTAGTTGAAAGTTCTAAAATTGGAATATTAGGTGCAGGAGAAGGAGGAACCTCTAATTTTGGTTTGTTTTTGAAATTATTAGACATTAACATTGAAGATTTTACGAAAAAAACAGGATCAACAACAAAAGATGGAATTAAACTGATAAATTGGACACATGTCGGTAGTCAATCCGAACATCTATTTCATCAAATCAATAAACAAACAAATGACATAAGAAAATATTCCGCGTTTCATTTTGATGCCAGACGTGTTTCTGAATATTTTAAAAAAACCGCAATAGATAGGGGGGTTAAATGGGTAGATGGACAAGTTAAAAAAATAAATCATACGTCAGAAAATATAGATAATATCGAATTAACAGACGGAACCGTAATTAATTTAGATTTTATATTTGATTGTAGTGGTTTTGCTAGATTAATAATTCAAGGGGTACATAAAGAGGAATGGATAGATTATTCAAAATATCTACTACTCAATAAAGCACTTGGTTACTTTTTACCACAAACAAAACAATTGACAAATAAAGACCTCACACATACTTATATGCATGCTATGAAATCGGGTTGGATGTTTCAAATACCATTAAAACATCGTTGGGGGTGTGGTTATGTTTTTAACGATTCATATACATCTGTTGAAGACGCTAAAAAAGAAATTGAAGAATACTTAGGACACGAAATAAAAACAGAAAAGGTATTTGATTTTAAAGCAGGAACACATACGAGAAGTTGGATAGGCAATAGTATTTCTATTGGTTTATCATATGGTTTTTTAGAACCATTGGAGGCAACTTCACTTATGTCGACTATTATACAATTGAAAAGATTAATCGATAATAATTTTGATGTGTCATATAAAGACACGTTTAATAAAATATGTAGAGAAACAAATGAGCAAAACATGATGTTTATTCGATATCATTATTTAAATGAAAGAATGAACACACCATTTTGGAAAGACGCATATAACGCACCGATACCAAATAAATTAAAATTAATTTTAGATGAAACAAATAAAATTTCGGTTACAAATGATACCGATTTAATAAGTGCATTTGAACTATATGATTGGAAAGAGAATGAGTTGACATTTTTTGTACAGAATTATAATACCATATTTAAAAAAAATAAAAAAGGAATATCAAAAAGTTTAATATAATGAAAAAAATATTTTTTGATGATAAAACATATATTTGGATTAAATCTTTGGATTTAGTAAAATTAAAAAGTGAAATATTAAGAGAGTCTTATATTGTAGTAGATTCGAAAAAAGATACCGTTAAAACAGACGGTTACGGATACAGAGAGGAGTGGAAACAAAACATTAATTTTATAGGTAAAATTGACATTAAAAATAATTTAGACTTAATTCATCAAGAAGGTATAAACGCCTGTAAAGAAATTTATGAAAATGATGTAAAAAAAGAATTTAATAAAATAAATACGGATGCTTGGATAAACATAGTAAGGTCAAAAAATCCCATACAAATTCAATTTAAACATGAAGAAATAAAAGGTGTTGATAAATTTCATACGCATACTGAAATAAACCAAAGCCAAAAAAAATTCTATCCAAATTACACTTTTGTTTATTATATACAAATGCCAGATGTAATGGAAAATGAAGATGGTGTTTTATATATAAAAGGTTGGAACGATAAAGAATATTTTATAAGACCAAAAGAAGACGAACTTATAATAATGCCAGGGTCGATACCACATGCACCAAATAATGCACCAAAAGCAACTATAGATAGAGTAGTTATGGCGGGTAATGTGGGTTTTGAATTTATAAAAAAAGAAAAAAGTTTTATTTAAAAATATGAAACACAATTATTACGTATTTGATGACATACTATCGAAAGAAGAACAGGATGTAATTTACAATTATGTTAAAGATGAAACAATAAGGTGGGAAGATTTGAAAAATATAACCGGTGAATACGGTGGAAAAAAAGAAACTCATCTTTTCCCCGCCAAGGTACATCCTCAGATGTCTTGTAAAAACGATAGTATAAGAAGTTTAATAGATAATATACAAATTATAGTAAGTAAAAAACTTGATTTGGAATTCGTAAAAAATTATAGATGGAAAATAAATTGGACGGAACCACTAAATCATGAATATAACCCAATGGATTTATTACACTATGATAGAATTACTGAACATATAGCTGTGGTTTATTATATAAACGATTCAACAGGAGACACACATATATATAATAATAAATTTGGTAATAACGCAGAAACATATCGGGGAAACTTTAACAAAGTTGATTTAAATTCATATGAGTTGTTAACTAAAGTATCACCAAAAAAAGGACGTTGTTTGGTTTTTGATGGAAGGTTTGCACATCATGCAAATTACCCAATATCCGAAGACAGATTTATTATAAATTTTAATTTCGCGGCCAAGGTTAAAAATGAATTTAAAAGTTTAGTTTAATGTTAGTAGATAATAAATTTTTATATGTTTCTTTACCTAGATGTGGTTCCACTTCATTTCATTATTCATGTATACTTAGTGGATTAGATGTTAAAAATTTGAACATTTGGGATGAACACAATGATTCAATTGATTTTAAAAATATAGACGAATCTAAAATAATGGATTTAATAGCACATGGGCATGAATCACTTATGGATTTAAAAGAAAAATTTGGAAATCACTTACCAGTAATTGCAGTGAATAGGGATAGGCATGATTCTTTCTTTTCATTATACAAGCATGTCGTTTTTGACCTCAAACGAACCGGGTGGGATAATATATCAGATTGGTTATCCAAAATATCAATAGATGAATTATTCTTTTTTAATTCCAATGATTTAACAAATATTGATAAACGGTGGAAGGTTATAAATGAATATATGATAAAAAATGGTTTTATAGAAAAATATGTTAGGATACCACCAAGGACAACTCGATTAAATCGCGAATGTTATCTTATTAATATATTTAATATACTAATTACACCAAAATCTATTTGGCATAATAATGATGAAAATATAACATGGTTTAATATTGATGAAATCTCTAAATTACAAGACTGGGTTTCAAATATAACTGGTAAAAAATTTATATTAAAACACGTAAATTCACGTTCAGATATTAAAGTTAATTTAGAGTTAAATGATGAATTTAAAAATAAATATAATAGTATTTATGACTACTATGACTTGCCAAAAAATAAAAAAACACTAATATGATACCTAATTTTAAGGAAATATTTGATGCTTGGGTTACTTATATTAATCCAAGTACTGATGAAAAGATATTGGCTCAAAAAAGATTAAATATTTGTGAAGGTTGTGAACATAGAAAAGAACTATTTAAAAACAATAGATGGTCCGAAATTTGCAAACTATGCGGTTGTCCACTAAGTAAAAAGGTATACTCAAAATTTTATAATTCATGTCCAATAAAAAAATGGAAGGAAGTGGATGTAAAATTTATTGAAAAATTGGAGAATAAAAACAATAAAACGATAATTTAAATAGATATATACATATATAAAAATTTAAAAAACTATTTAGAAAGTTTTTATATTTGGTTATATTTATTAATGTAAAACTAAATTAAAAAATGAGAGGTGTAATTCTAGGTACCGATTTATTAGAAATTAACGGAGACGTTAAGATATTAGAGACAAACACAAATACAACGATATATTCTGACGGGGCGTCGTTTCTCGATTATGACGTGTTATTTAATACATTAAATTCTTTAAACATAACAGAATTTCATTTTATTTATAACGAACTAGAGTCATATACACCAATAAATGGTCCGTTTGTTTTTAAACAAAAATTACAAGAAAAATGTGTGGAAAACAACATATCGTTCAATGAATATCCTGTTCCTATTAATTCTGTTACAGTACCGTTTATTGAAGATGCCCCCAACAAGTTTATTTTGAGACAGTCATATGATACGACCGCACTTATTGATGATACTTACTGTGCAGATAAATTTGGATTTTTTTCATTAATGAGTGGAAGTACATACGTCCCAAATACATATTTTGTCTCATCTAACGGAAACGTAGACACTTTAACTAACGTTGACTACCAGTCTCAAAATCCTAATGCAATTATAAAATCAAGAATACCAAATTACGATTTATCTCTATACCCTGAAATACATGTTTTATCGAATTCATCTCAGTTAAATGATTTAAAAACAAATTTACCAGAGGATTATTTGATACAAGAATTTATTTTTTCAAATGATAATTTGGTGGACGGAAAATATGCAATAATAAGAGGTATCGACATTGTATATGGTTCAAATCTAGATGTAATAAATCTTGGTGGATATAAACAATCCACTGTTGTACCTGTTAATTTCTTTAATAATGAATTTATCGAGGGAACTACAATATTAAATAGAAAAAGTAGACATAGATTTATAACAAAAGAGGTGGGTATTAAAGAAAAACATCCGGTAAATAATTATCATACCGATGAAGACTCTGTGATTTTAGATTATACCGGTTCATTAAAAGATGTAAATACAATTCAAATTGGTGACTATATAAGATCGATAGACTTTATTGATTTTAACGATAATCATGCCGCAAATTTTGAAGAGGGTAAAATGGACGTATTAGGTTGGGACAGTACTTTATCAAAAAGTAATCAAACACTTACTCAAGTTTCATCATCTTTACAAACAATTACATCCGCATCAATTGATACGATTTATATTAGAGTAACAACCGCCGACGGTAAATCTTGGGTTGATTCGCCGTCATGTACGTACTATATAGAGGAATCAGGTTCATTATCAACAAAGTTTGAAAAATTAAACCAAATGTATGTTGGTGATAAATTAGTAATCACCGATTCAAACACACAAGAACTCACAACATTAGAAATAACCAATTTACAAATGGAACATGCAAATATGACCATTTACGGATTAGATTTTGAACCATCAGATTTATTTTTAGTTGATATTGGTGATGGTGATTTTACTGTTATGCACAACGGTTGTTGGTGTCCTTGGTCATTCTGTGGAAACTATTGTTATGATAACACCTGTGGAGGATGTCAACCATCACCAAAATTATAAAAAATATTAAAAATAAGTAGTAATGGCAAACAACGTAAAAGTAGAAAGACCAATTCAAACAATTAAACCGACTATCGTACCTTTATCAAATGAGTTAAAGGTAAAGGTTTCTAACGCATTTCAAAGTTTTATTAACAAGGTAAAGGAAAAACATCTTTCATAATGAATTATGAAGTTGTTTACATTTGGAGATAGTTGGACTGAAGGTGTTGGCGGTGACTTAATTGAAGAGGGAAAAACAAACACACCTGAGGAGAGAACTAAAATTAGACAAAATTTTTGTTGGCCGAAGTATCTATCTGATTTATTGGAAATAGAGTTTTGTAATTTCGGAATGGGCGCATCATCAAATAAAACAATATTTGATGTGGTTTCCCATTCAATACATAATCAAACTTTTTCTAAAAATGATTTAGTTGTTATTATGTGGTCTTCATCTCTAAGAGATTCTTTACCATTTTTTCCTGATGATAATCCTTGGCATTTTTGGGGGGAAAGATACTTAAATAAAAAACACGTTTACCAATTCATCGTAAATACAACCAAATTAAATAATACTGACTCACACATAAATATAAATCTAAAAAAAGATTACAAAGAATTCTTTTTAGAAAATCTCTTTTCTGATCAGTATTATAATATTATAAATCAAAATTATATTCTGTATCTTCAGTTTATGTTCGATAGAATTGGTGTTAGATATGTTTTTTGTGATGCATTTGATACTATGATAAAGAAGAATATTTTGAAAGAAATAGATAAAACCGATTACATTAATAAAAATCATTATTGGAATTTTTCAAATAAAACATTTAAAGACCATTTATGTGAAACAAATAAAAAAGAGGTATGGGAAGACAAAAAATTATGGGATGATAATCATTATGGTGGAAAACATCCAAATAAATTTGGTTATCAATTAATTGCAAAAGAATTATACCATTGGATTTTAGAGAAAAATATATTAAATTATATTACTAAAGACATAAATAAACGAATAATATGAATTTTTCAGTAAATAAATTTTTTGATGAGTCGGAATGTGATGATATAATTAAATTTTGTGAAGAAAATGGAACACAATTCTCATATCATTCATCCGAAACATGGGATTGTAAGAGAGTTTATGTTGACGAATTTAAAGAAAAAATCATAAGTAAATTAAAAGAAAAATACATTTCAGGAGAGTTTAAATTATGGTTTGATTTAAACAATTTTCATATTAAAGACTCTAACATAAGCCTTACCAAATATTACGACGGAAGGTGGTTAGACCTACATTTAGATTCGACTTCTCAATTAACAACGGTCATAGTATTATCAAAAAACTTTTCTGATGGGAGATTTGTACTTTCAGAAAAACCAAAAAATATTAAGGAATGTGAAAAGTATAAATTAGAAATTGGTGAATGTATTTCATTTGATGGTAGTAAAATTTATCATGGTGTAATGCCGGTTAATGAAGGTATCAGATGTGCTCTTAATATTTGGATAACTAATACTGATTTTAAATATTATAAATCAGACACCAATAAAAAATTATTATGAGAATTGTGATTTTTTGCAATGGTAGGAGTGGATCAACATCCTTATTTTATCTCATTAATTGTTTATTAACAAAAGAAAAAAAGAACCATAAACTTTTTTTTGAACCATTTAATTACCTCAATATTGATAAAGAGAGTAAACCTAAAACTATAGAAGAATTTATTAATACGAATGATGTTTTAGTCAAAACCTTTATAGATAGGGATAATTACCCATACGAATCATTTGAATGTTTTGAAGATTATTTAGTGTGGGTGTATTCGTATTTTGATAAAATTATAATATTAGAGAGAGAAGACAAAAGAAAACAAGCTGAAAGTCTATTCTATCATTTAAAATTATCAAAAAATAGAACCATATCCCCACTTTGGCATAAACAAAAATTTTATGATTTGAAAAAAGAGGACGAAGAGGAAATTTTTGGGATATCCCAACACTTAGAGAATGAGTCAGAATTTTTAAAAAATATGTCAAAAAGGGGTTATCCTTTGGTTACATATGAAAATCTATTTATTAGAAAAGATAGACCAACATTAGACAAGTTATTAGAGTATTTAAAAATATCACACAATCAAACATGTATTGATGAATGGATTAACTCACCATATAAAAAGGTTAGAATAAATCAAAAAATTAGCGGATTAATATGATTATAGATTTGAAAGACTACGTTTGTACTGTTCCATTTCAAGCATTAGAAATACATGAAACTCGAAACTTTATGTGTTGTGCGAGTTGGTTAAAAAAGGAACTACCAAGAAACGTACCATTAAAAGAATTATGGAATAGTACTGAGGCTATGGAAATAAGGGAGTCTGTTATGGACGGATCTTATAGGTTTTGTGATAAAAAACAATGTCCATTTTTATCACAACTTTTGAACTATAATATGGATATTTTTGGACCAATAAAAAGAATTCAAGATTTACCTGATTATATAAAAGATAACGTACTCGAGAAAAAAACAAAGATTGATTATGGACCAACAATTTTACAAATGTCTTTTGACAGAACTTGTAACTATAAATGTCCTTCCTGTAGGGTAGATATGATTGTTGCTAATTCATCGTCAATTAAAAGAATAAACACTACAATTGAAGAAATGGAAGAAACATTTTCGGATTCAATTGAAATGATTTATTGTTCGGGTACTGCGGATCCATTTGCATCTGTATCTTACAGAAATTACCTTAGGAACTTCGACCCAAAGAAATATCCAAAACTTAATTCAATACATCTTCACACCAACGCCAGTCTTTGGAATAAGGAAATGTGGGATTCTATGCCGAACATACACAAATATGTTAAGAGCTGTGAAATTAGTATTGATGCGGGAACAAGGAAAACATATGAAATGGTTACAAGATTGGGAGGTAATTGGGATATTCTTATATCTAACCTTAAATTCATTGCTACCATCAAAAGTATGAGAAAAGTAAAAACATCATTTGTAGTCCAAAAGTCTAACTATAGAGAAATGGGGCCCTTTCTTAATAAAATGAAAGAGATATTTGGAACGAAAACAAAGGTTTTCTATGGTAAAATAAATAATTGGGGAACCTTCACACCTGAACAGTTTGAAAAATTAAAAATTTGGGACCCGAAACATCCTGAACACAACTATTTTTTAAGAGAGTTTAAAAAAGTTGCAACTGATCCATTCGTATTTCACAATTTACACGAGTTTTTACCAATAGAAAAAACCCTAATTTAGTTTGATTTTTAAAGACATTTTCATTATATTTTAAGTAATGAAAATACTTGGACACGCACCTTTTATTGGTACAACAGGATACGCCAATCACGCACGTTCATTTTTTTGTGCGTTAAACAAATATCACACAGTCAAAATCAGAAACCTAACAATTGGTAACAGTTGGAAGGGTATGAACAATCGTCCACATGATGGTGAATCCTATTTCACCAAAGAAATTGGTGATATGTTAATCCTACAAACACTACACAAGGCGGATGGTAATGGTAGGATAGACGAACCAATGTACAATTACAAAGGTGATTTTGTACCTGACGTTCATATCGTTTTGATGGAAACTAATAACCACTATTTCTATGAGGAATATGAAGGTTATAAAATTGCATATAATGTATGGGAATCAACCAGATACCCCGATGAATTTTTCAAAAGACTTTTTTATTTTGATGAAATATGGGTACCAACGCAATGGCAGTTTGATTGTTTAGTTGAACAGGGTTATCCATCCGAAAAAATATTCATTGTTCCCGAAGGTGTTGATATTAATACTTTTAAACCAATTAAAAAATTCCCAAAAAGAGAGAAAATTAGATTTGTACATTTTGGAAGATGGGATTATAGAAAAGGGACCACAGAAATATTAAAAGCTTTCTCAGAAGAATTTAAAGATACAAATGATGTTGAGTTACTTGCATCTGTAGAAAATCCATATCCTTACGATGGATTAAATTCTACTGAAGAAAGAGTTAAACATTACGGTATTGACACAAAAAATATTAAATTTTTAAACTTCCCATCTCGAGAAGAGTATGTAAAATATTTACAAACGGCACACGTATTTGTTTCTTGTGCAAGAAGTGAAGGGTGGAATCTACCATTGATTGAAGCGATGGCGTGTGGTACCCCTTCTATATATTCTGATTGGGGTGGACAATTACAATTTGCAAAAGATAAAGGTGTTCCTGTGGCAATAAAAGGAATGAGACCCGCAAATATCGAACACAAAGAATGGCCTGGCGAGTATTGTGAACCAGATTGGGATGACTTAAAAGTAAAGATGAGAAATGCATATGACTATAACACAGCGATGTGGGTTAATGCGGTATCCGATTCTAAAGAAATTCATAAAAACTTTAATTGGAATAAGATTGCGAAAGATGCGTCCGAAATATTAATGAGGAATAAAAAACCTTTTGCGTTTGTTACAACAGGTAATCTTGGATATATGCCCGTTATCGAAAAATTAGTACAATCGTTAATAGAATTTTCCGAACAAAAAATTATAGTATATGGTGTTCATTGTGAAGTTCCATTTAATTACCCAAATGTTATTAAAAGAACAATTAACCCACCCAAAATTTCTGAACACGATAAGTGGTATTGGAAACAACATGCTTGTATCGAATCTTTAAATGAAGGTTTCGAACATCTGATATGGATTGATGGTGATGTTGTTGTAAACCATAATATAGATACAGTTAGAAAATATTTTAATAAAGTTGGTAGATATCCATTGTCTGATATACATGTACAGGAAGAATTTTTTGGTATGTACGATAATGGTAAAAAATCACAATTGTTCAATGAACAATTAAGTAACGAATGGGGAATAAGTAAAGGTAATCCTTATGCCCACGTTTGTTTCTACATTTATAACGATAGTTCTAAAACATGGTTTGAAGAGATAATTAATCATTATGAAACAATAATGAAAGAAAATCCTAACGATTATAAAAGACTATATCTATGGAACGACGAGGGTATTGATAATGCAATGAGATGGAAGTATGGGTACACTAATCATTTACCATTATCAAACTTCGATACTTCATCATATGATGGTGATGAAGGATTTATAGATAGAACTCTACATCAGTTTTATAAATTTTGGAATGAAGATGGACCACAAAACTTTAATAGAATTTTTGGGTATCAATATATTCCAAAAGATAAATCTGACATCATTTATTTTCACGGCAACAAGAACGCAGAAATATCAGATAAAATGATTGAGTATATTAAAATGAAAAGAGATAATTCATTTTATAAATCAAAGTGTTTTTATACTGATGTTTATAAGTTGGAAAATTTTGAAAATCTATTTGAATATGAGGGTAGCACAATGCAAGTCGCTGAAAAATTTGGTTGGGCACCTGCTATCTTTCATGAAATATACAACTTAAGAGACTATTATAAAAATAGAGAAAAGACAATACACGAAGGTGACATCGTTGTAGATTTAGGAGGTAACATCGGAGTATTCAATAGATGGGCTCATAGTGAAGGTGCAGGTAAAGTTATTTCTTTTGAACCCGATAAAAGATACTTCAAACTACTTTCATTAAATGCGGGTCCAAATTCAATTTTATTTAACGCTGCGATGAGTAATCAAGTTGGGGAAATGAATTTATATGAAAGTGTTCATTTAGGTGGATCTAATTTATTTGGAACACAAGAGAATTCCGAATCATATAAAGTACGAACTTACACATTAGATTATCTATTTGACACAGGAATAATTGATAGAATTGATTTTTTAAAGGTTGATATCGAGGGTGCTGAACACTATGCTCTATCAGGAATCAGTGATGAAAACTTGATGAAGGTAAAAACAATCTCTATGGAATATCACCACTCACATTTCAATTATGATGAAGAACTAAGACAGAAACTTATAAACAGAATGGTTATTCTTGGATTTAATTCCTACCTTATGTTTATGGGTTCAAATAATGCATTACAAATGATATATTTTATAAGATGAGTACATTAAACAAAATAGCACAATCGTATGGAACAGACAAGAGTTCTGACATTCACAATTACTGTGTGAAGTACGAAAAATATTTACCATTCAACAGGTACGATAACTTAAACATTTTAGAGATTGGTATCTTAAAGGGTAAATCATTAAAGACATGGAAAGAGTATTTTTATCGTTCCAATATTTTAGGTATTGACATTACTCCTGAATGTAAACAATATGAAGAAGAAAGAATTAAAGTTGAGATTGGTTCACAGGCTGATGGTGAATTTTTAACTAAAATTAGAAATGAGTACGGACCATTTGATATGATATTAGACGATGGTTCACATTTAAATTCACATGTCGTGTACTCTTTTCAGTATCTATGGACAAGTTTAAAGTCGGGTGGTGTTTACATTATAGAGGACTGTGGAACGGCGTATTGGGAAGATTATGAAGGAGGTTACTTAAAACCAACAACAAGTGTTGAGGTTTTTAAATCTTTAGTTGATGATGTCAACTTTAGAGGATTAATGAATTTTGATGTGCCAAATGTACACGGTAGAAGAGAAGATTGGTTAATTGATTTATCAAAAAGAACTCAACCAGGTTGTTTGGTGGATGTTGAATCAATAAACTTCCTAAATGGAATTATTATTATAACAAAGAGATAATGGCGTACACTTTTAATGAAGATATTTTTATTGTTGACTGTTGGTTAGACACTGAAGAAAAAGAAAAAACCTTACTAAAATTAATTGATAGATTAAAAATTTTCAATGTCCCAATAATATTATGTGGACATTACCCCGTGAAACCAAGGATTCAAAAACAGGTTGATTATTTCATATATGATAGTAACAATGACATCCTATTAGAAAAAGATTTTAGAGAATATGAAGTTGTTAGTGATAGATGGACAATAATGAATGACTATAAGGTATTCAATAAAGTCGATTTTCATCATGATTATGCGATATGGTTAACTATGAAAAACGCATTCAACTTAGCCAAACAATTAGGTAAGAAATATATTCATTTTTTGGAATATGATAACTTACCCGATGAGACACAATATCGTCAGTCTTTTATGGAATACATTAGAAGCCATGATGCTGTTGTATATGAATATATGAAGGGATCCACAAATGAACCACAACCATATTCATCAACATACATTTTCTCAATTAGAACCGATATCGCCCTTTCATTAATAAATAAGATTAACACAAAGGAGGAATATTTTAAAAATAAACCAAATGGTTGGCAATTAGAAAGGGTTTTTTATCAAACCTTAAAAACTATTACAAATAATGTTTTTGTTAGTAAGTATATCCCTAACGATAATGAACTCAATATATATGCTGCTTGGAATAGAAATGGTATTCTAAAGAATGGTGCAATATTTCAAACATATCTTGCGGTAGATAATAATAATTTATATATTCATTTTATATCTGGATTCTCAGAAAAACCGGCAGATAAGGATTACTTATGTGAAGTGAACTATGGTAATAAAAGGTTTTTTTATACCGTTAAAAAGGGAGAATATCATTTAGAGTTATTAGGTGATTACATAAAAAATGAAACTGTTAGAGTTTTTTATCAAGGAATAGAAATATTCACCCAACGACTTAATGAAGATTTATATGATTTTAGAAGAAAAAATATTTTAGAGTGGAAAAATAAACAATCAAATAGAAGGTTTAATATCCACTTTGTTGACGGACCATTTGTTGAAATATTAGATGATTTACCATACAAATACAATGTTCAATTTATAAATAAAAAAAATGGGAATGTAGTTTACCAAACAATATTAAGTAGTAATCAATGGTGCAAACCCTCCTTTAAATATTATATAGATTGGGGGATTAGAATTATAGGTATTGATAATGACTACAATGGATACCATGAATTTAACCCAAAAAACAATAGGTTTTACATTTCTTTTGAAAGTAAATCGTTAGGTGATACTTTAGCATTTATTCCTTATGTCGAAGAATTTAGGAAACAAAGAGACTGTAAAGTAGTTTGTTCTACTTTTCATAATGAGTTGTTTGAAAAGGAATATCCCGAAATAGAATTTGTAAATCCAGGCTCACAAGTTAATAATATATATGGTATGTATAGACTTGGTTTATTTTATAATGGAAATCAAGTTGATTATGAAAGACATCCATATAACCCACTTCAAGAACCACTACAAAAAATTGCGTCGGATATATTAGGTTTAGATTATAAAGAAATTATACCAAATGTCCCAAAATTAGGTGGACATAAAAAGAAAAGGGTTTGTATTGCTATTCATTCCACGGCACAATGTAAGTATTGGAATAATCCTGAAGGTTGGCAAAAGGTTGTTGACTTTATTAAATCTAAGGGATATGAAGTGAGATTATTGTCAAGAGAAGAGGATGGATATATGGGAAATAAACACCCCAAAGGAATAAAGACACAACCACCAAGTTCAACTAAGGAAGTCTTGAAAGTTCTACAGGAATCACATTTTTTTATAGGGATTAGTAGTGGTTTGAGTTGGCTAGCTTGGTCTTCCGGTATACCAGTGGTTTTAATATCTGGATTTACTGATGTGTATTTAGAACCATTTGAAAATATCAATAGGATAATCAACAAAAATGTCTGTAATAGTTGTTGGCAGACACATAAATTCGATGCTGGTAATTGGAATTGGTGCCCAATACACGAGAACACGGATAGACAATTTGAGTGTTCAAAAGAGATTACACCCGAGGAAGTTATTGGTAAAATAGAAAAATTATTCTAAAGTTTCAAATATTTAATACTTGAATACGAATACCAAGTATTTATAAGATATAAAATAATTTATCTAAATGAAAGTATTTGAACCACACATAACCGGATCATTATCAGTTTCAGGTTCAGGTCACATTCAGGGTGACCTTACAGTATTAGGTACGATTAACGCGACAATCAGTGGTACCACCTCAAACGCTATAAGTTCATCTTACGCACAAACCGCTTCAGTAGCGTTAAATTCACAACTATTAGACGGTAAGGATTCATTAGAATTCGCAATTACCGGCAGTAATGATTTTGTTGGTGACCAACAAATC